AGATGGCCCGGAAGAGGATGATAGCGGCTTGATGAAGAAGGAGGCAGGGGAGAAATTCCTCAAGGCCATCCAAGATAATGATGCCGATGCGGTCGTCAGTGCGATGTCCGACTTGGCAACTATGATGGATTAATTGAGCGGGGGCTACGTGCCCCCGCTTTTCCTTTGGGGGATAGGTATGCCGAACAATACCCTTACGCTGGCAAACTTAATTACTGGAGTTCGCCGACGTGCAGATATGGTTGGCTCTACCTTTGTCTCTGATGCCGAGGTTGTTGACTATATTAACGTCGCAATGGCGGAAATTCATGACATCCTAGTCACTAAGTTTGAAGATTACTATGTAACTTCAACCACTTACGAGCTTCCTGGCACGGGCAGTTTTAACCTTCCATCGACTTTCTACAAGGCGCTGGGTGTAGATCTTGACGTTGGCGGGATTAATTACAGGTTAAAGCCGTATCACTTTCAAGAACGGGCTATGTACAACTCGCCCGGAATTGTTTCTTCGTTAATAACGAACACGCTTTACCATATTCAAGGCTCTCAGATTAAGTTTATTCCTGACCCCACGGTGTCCGGCACTGCTACCTTGCACTTTGTTCCAGAGCCTACTTACTTTAGCGCAACGGCTACTGATGAAGAGATTGTTGCTGTAGCCCCGCAAGTAGCAAAAGGCTACGAAGAATATGTTATTATCGACGCAGCTATAAAATGCCTGCAAAAAGAAGAGTCCGATGTTCAGGTGCTTCTTGTCCAAAAGCAACAGCAGCTTCAACGTCTTGAGCAAGTCTCAGGAAAGCGCGATGCTGGCGAGTCTTACTCGATTACAGATGTAAACGTTGGAACTACCTCATACCTCGATGATTACATTAACCTGGTTTAGTCATGATTGAGTACGAGCGCCACAAGACAGACGACCCTGACCTAACGATGGTTCAGGACAAAGTAGAGATTTTTGCTGATGGTCTTCAGTCGCAAGGCTTGCTTTCTGGCCGCTTAATTAAAGATATCGAGTTTCCAGCTTCAGATGTCCAGCGCATTTATCACAGGCTGGAAAGAGGCTATAGTGGTTTTATTGTTGTTTCGATTAACGCGACGGCAACGATACAGGTAGACGACGGCGCGAATACTTCGCCTAGTCAGTACATTGCTTTAAAAAGCTCAGGCACAGCCTGTACAGCTTCATTGTGGATATTCTGATGGCACTGCAAAAACGAACCTTATCATTTGCTTTGACTGCTGGAATGGATGAGAAATCATCTGACGCCACAAGAACGCCTGACGGACTAACGAAGGCGGATAATGTCGTTTTTGATAAAAAGGGCCGAGCAAAAAAACGCGGTGGGTTTGTTACTACAAACAGCAAACAAAACGTTATCGGCGGAAGCTCAATTACGTCCGGCAAGGCTATAAGTAAGTTTCAAGATGAAACTCTTATACTCGACGGTGAGAAACTCTACTGCAAAGTAACCGGCACGTCGTTGCTGGACAAGGGTACTTATGTGCCTTGCACTGTTGAAAACAAGATTGTTAGAAAGCAAATTGACAGGCGGCAAAGCAACGCTCAGATAGCCGAAAAGAACGGTGTGCGTTTATATGTTTGGGAAGAGTACGAGTTTATTGACGGGGATACCGCAACTCAAAGATATAAAATCTATGCCGATGTTGTTCATATTGAGACAGGCGCGACACTAATAAGCCGAGAGCTTATCGGGTCAAACGATATTGCTGTTGACACAAATTCGACAGCCAACGTCACGTGCATGTACAAGTTTGGTCAACCGCAGTGTTTTACGGAAAGAGTAACGGGGCCAGCGGATAAAATTCACATTATTTTTCAACGCTATGACGGCTCGGCAAATAAACACGAGTTAAGATATCGAACACTCGCCTGCACAAGTGTTACCGAGGTTTTGACAACTGGGTTCGAGGGTAGCTCAACCAATGGGTTTGCCATCAACGACAGTTCGGGCTCTGCTGTCCGACTTAACGACAACTACCCTGTATTTGAGCTTGACCCCTGCACATCTCGCATTTACAGCGAAGGGGCTGTTTGTGCATACATGGGTCACGGCGGCGAATTGTCGGTTGTTTATCTGTATCGGTCAGGAAGCGCCATTGTAAGCTCGTCTCAAAAAGCCCAGCTTACGGGCGGCTCGGGCATAACTCACCCCTCTTTTGGCAGCTACAATGCCCGTGCATCAATTACAAAGTTTACCCCCACGGGGATTATGATTAAGCATTTAAGTGACGCCGCAGCAGACTCTAGTTACTCAATCGTTGTTGGCTGGACAAGAACAGACGTTGCTACAGGTGTAACAGGTCCTCAGCTTGCAGTTGTAGAGGATGACTTATCGGGGTTTCATCTTTATGCTCACGACCTAGACCCTTACCCTGATGGGTTTTCAACGGGCAATCTTTGGCTTTTAAATGGAACAGCCGGGTGCTTAACTAGCGCAGCAGACACTTTGACGGTTTTTTGCACCGTGTGGGCAGAGGATGCAAGCGATAACCCTGTAGGGGGTAATTTGACGGGTGCTGTAGACGAATCGCTTGGTCACGGGGTAGCTCAAACAGAGTATACATCTACAGCGGTGCGGCCTGGAATGGTACCACTGCATTACATTAAAGAGTACACCTTAAACAGAAACAGCTCCTCGTTATCCATTACTAACGGTGGCGTTGTGGGCTACAATGCTTCGGTTACTTCAGACTTTTTTAGATACAACAGCAAGCTCTACTGTGTTGTCTCTCAAGTAAACGATAACGCGCTTTACCCGGAGTTTAGCGAAACAAAACGAAACGACAGGGGCTTAAGCAATAACTCTGTTTTAATTAACTCCGAAAAAGAACTTATCGGTGCCCTTGAAACGGGGCAATGCGCCAGTTGTTTAGGGACTGAGTGGACAACCATTGCACCCCCTAACGGTTCCGACGATGACACTACGGCAGGCGGTGCTATAGGTCGAGAAACTCGCAGGTTGTGGCACGGGGTTCAAAGAGTAATATCAAAAAACAACGACACTCTTTTTGTATTTGGGGCTTCACGGTTTCATGGTTACGTGAGTTATGGGGCGGGGACTTACGCATCGTCAGATTACCCTGATAACATTTTTGGAGTGTCTGAGTTTATAGTAGATTTTGACCCTGCCCGTGTTCTTGCTTCGGCTGACATAGAAAACGCCTGGGTTGGTACTGGCGGATTCTTGCATGGCTACGATGGCAATCAGGTATATGAACAAGGCTTTATTACTTACCCATCTATTCGTCGAGTAGTGCAGTACCCCATGGGTAGCTCTGGTTACTCAGCAGGCGGTTCTACTCCTGGTTATCCCAACGGTAAAACTATAAAATATCAAGCTGTCTACGTGTGGTCTGACGACCGAGGAAATCTCATAGAGTCTCGTCCTTCGGATATCCATGAAGTGACAACCGAAGCAGGGCTTGCTTATACGGTAGCTGCTCACACTGCTGGAACCGGCTTTGTGGTAGACCAGGTTTACACGACAAGCTCCGCAGGCAGCGGGACAGGCACAACCATCAGGGTTAGGTCTGTAAACGGTTCCGGTGGGATCTTAAGTGCTCAGGTAGTTGAGCCTGGGAGCGGTCATTCTGCAAGCGACGTTCTTACGCTTTCAGGAGGAACAAGCACAGGTAAAGTTAGCATTTCTGCGATTGCCTTAATGTCGTACATTCGTGTTCAGGTTTACGTTCCAAGCTTTTCTCGAAAAGAGAATATTGGCATTGAGCTTTACAGAAACGACGGGGAAGGCGGAAGCGTCTTTTATCATGCTGGTTCGGTTAAGCTCGATGAATCGCCGACCAATATGTACGTTACCTTCAAGGATCGGCCTGTTGATTACGCCAAGATCGCAGAAAGCGGCTTAGTCATTTATACGCAGGGCGGTGCTCCTGCAAACGGCTTTATTGGTTCGTGTACTGATTTGATACGCCACCAGAACAAACTTTTTGCTGCTGGGATTGACGACAAGGTTTTCTTATCGCTTCCTATAAGAGAGGGCTCGACGCCCTTTTTTCCTGCGACTGGGCCGTTTATTGTCGGTCTTTCTGGCGACCCCAGCAAGATAACCGCAATTGAGTCAAACCTTGACCACCTTCTTATATTCACAGAAGACAACGGTTACTACACTACCGGGTCAGGGCCTAACGCAATCGGCGAAGGTGCTTTTAGGCCTCCGCGTCTTTTTGCAAATGACCAGGGTGCAAAACTGGGCGCGGCTCATGTTGATTCTCCTTTAGGTGTTTTTTATCAAACCGACCGAGGCATTTATCTTGTAGGTCGAGATATGTCAGTCGCCTATATTGGGGCAGGGGTTGAAGATACTGTTGGGTCAAACTTGGCTGTTAGTATGATACGCCATGATGACGATAGCAGTATTCGCATAATGCTACAGCCTGTATCTCCTTCGGCTACAGGCACTGATGTCTATTGCATATATAACTATTACCTTAAACAGTGGCACACTTTCGGCCTTGATTACACAGATACAAAATACCAAGTTGATGAGATTTTTGACGGCTCTAAGTTTCAACGCTTAACTGTAGACGGAAAGCAATTTGAGCAAGATGATAGTGTTTTTCAGGACCACACTACCGCCGGAAGCAATCAGAACTATAACGTCACAATTCAAACCGGCTTTGTTTCTTCTACCGGAGTAATGAAAAAAGACCGTGTTTATCGCGTTATGCTTATGGGCGAATATGTAGGTGCCCATGATTTATCACTGGCAATTAAAAACGATTACTCAGACAACACTAGCGAAACGTTTACAAAAACAATATCAAGCGCACCAACAGAGCCGTACATCTATAGGGCGCATTTAGGTAAGCAAAAAACCCGAGCCATTCAACTGTTGCTCACTCTTTCCGGCTCAACCGCTGGTGCAGAGATAGACGGCTTTGCTTTTGAGGTAGGAATACGACCAGAACCAACGACATTTAAAACGATAGCAGACAGGACATTGTAATGGCATCAGCATTTTTATCTCAAGCGTTACGGGAGCAAGCTACTCAAGAAGCTCGCGGCCAAATGATGAAGGACGCAATTGCTCGGCGAGTATCTAGTCAGATTATGGGCCAGCTTGCACAGGGCGAAGTAAACGCAGATTTACGTCGAGTAATGGGAAGAGGCAGGGCTTTAGAACAGGCCGCAGGGCAAGAGATGCGGCGCGACATAGGAAAGACGCAGCTTGAAATGCAAAAAGACCAAGCTGCACAAGCGAAAAAGATGGCCATAGTTGGAGCTGCTGCTGATTCAGTCGGTGCCTTAATTAGCTTTTTGGCTGAAACCGAAGAAGATGAGAAAAAAGAAGAGGGCGAAGTAGCGCCACAAACACGGATGCGCGACTCTTCCCCTGTTCTTACCGATGCCGAACGCGCTTCTGTTATTGAAGACTCGCTGATGTACGGTGGCGCTACTGGCGGCAACGTTATCTCTCAGCTTCAAGCCCAAGACGATGCCTTGATGTACGGCGGTCCATCGGGTCAAAACGCGGTTTCTCAGCTTCAGGCGCAAGAGGACGCATTGATGTACGGCGGCACTACTGGGGCAGGTAAGTACGTGCCTCCAGCAAGCCCCGAAGAAGAGCTTGTTGAGCTTATTAAAAAACGGGACAAAGATAAGCGGTGGATGGCCGACCTGCCACCGATGCCTAACCAAGCAGGGGGTATGTAATGGCAACGGATAAGGAATATTACGGGACCGAAGAACGCGACGACAGTGAAATCTTTGGCGATAAATATTTAGGTGATTACACCCTTGCGGGAGATGACCCGTTTTATACGGATGAAGAGAATCAGGGAGCTTTTGACGCTGACCGTCAAGATTTTTTTGAGCAGCAAGGCATTGACCCCGACGAGGCAAAACTTGCAG